GTGGGAGGGGTGTGGGTTTGTGTGAAGATTTTCCCTTGTGGTTTTTTTTATTTGTGTATTATTTTTTTTTGTTCTGTGACGTCGTTGTCGGTTTGTTTTGTTTTTGATCCTATTATATTTTTTTTAGCCCAATTTGTTAACTTTTTTTATTTCGGGCGTGTCGTTTGTTTTCGGGCGTGTCGTTTGTTTGTTTGTGTTATTATGTAGTTATCAACTTCAAGGGAAAGGAAAATAAAAATGAATATTGGTGTTGATGTTTACACTGATAAGAAAGTGCCGGTGGAACTTGTTGCCGTTAGGGGCGACGAGGGGTGGACTTCGTTAATTTTCGCCGATGATCTCACAGGTTTTGGTATGTGGCGGCAGACGGGAGACGAGTCGTGGTATCTTGATCTTTGGTTGATGATGATTACGACTTGTATTGTGACCCTGACGCTGAGCGGGTTACGGGTATTTGCGGTGCTGTCTGTGGACTTGACTGGGAGGCTTCCGCTAATGATTATCTTGCTGAATATGGGTTTAAGCTTGGTCGATTTGATGCGGCTAAGGGCGATAGGTATAAGCTGGTTGAGCTTGGGGAGGGTGACGTACGGGAAGGGTTTCTCTTATGAATGTCAGGATTGCAAAGTTGTGTCAGATTGTTCGTGTCACCAATATGAATGTTGATTAAGGAGGGTTGGTATGTGGTATTTTATCATCACCAATGATGGGTTTCAGGTGTTTGAGATTCTGTCTGACTGCGTGAGGCCTAGTGGCATGTTTCATACGATGTCGTTGAAAGAGTCTTTGGACGGTGTACTATCTCATATCCGTAGCGCCTATGCTGGTGCGAACGTGAGTGTGGATATTGATAATGCTATGTTTGATCTTGATGGTAGTACTATGGTTGGCGTGGTGAAGGTGGTGTTGGTATGATGATGTGTATGGGTATTGTTGTTGTTGTGTTTGTGATTCTGTTGATCATGGTGAGTGCCGTTGTGTTTTGTGAAGCGCCGCGGGACGTGCGTGACGTGTTCTGCTTTTTGGTCATGCTTGTTGTGAGCGTGGTTATTGTATTGGTTTTTGTCGTGAAAGGTTTTTGAAATGGCTGGTCATGATATGAAGGTTGCTACGTTTTCCTCGCAGTTTGTGGGGGGTAATGTGGAGTTGTGGTATTGTCCATATGGCCAACGATACGAGCTGAGGTATGCTGTCCGATTCCGCACTTCAGTCGGGGCTTGCAATGCTACCGTCTTGTGTGCGTATGACGCGGGAGATGGCAGTCAGGTAGTTGATCTTATGCTGGACGCTATCGACATTGCTCAAACTCCTCTCTTGGATAGGGGTTGATATGTATTTTCGTGGTTTGACATGTGGTGGCTCGGTGCCGGGTCCGGTGAGGGAGATTTGGAGTTTTGATCATGTATGAGACTTTTGTTGCACTGGCGTATTTGAGGCATGGCGATAACTCTCCTATCGAAGTGGGGTGTGCCACGTCATACGACAAGGCCGCTGAGCTTGTGCGTAAGTGGGCTGCGGTGCCCTCGCGTACGAGGAATATCGCATATTTCCGGGTGGAAAGGCGCTGTTATGTTTAACCGTGGCAATGATAGGATGCCGGTCTATCGCATGCGCCGGTTTGATGATGCGATCATGGAGTCGCCCCGTATTGTCAAGGCTACTCGGGGTCATGCCTGTGAGTTGAATCTCAGGCGTTATGATATGGGTTATGGTGATTTTGAGACGTGTTGCCGTGCGGTCAATATGCTGTGCGAACTGTGGCGGGAAGCGCCTAGTGAATGGTTTACGCAAGCGGTGATTACTGTCTCACAGATTTGCGGGAGCATGTGCATTGGCGATGGGCTCTCCGTCGCATTATCCCGTACGTATGACGTGGAATATCTGGACGGTACCGTGAATCCTCCTAACCTTATTGGATGGTGTGCGGTCTGTGCTGTCAAGGGGGCTACGTCGTATGACTGTTGTACGGTTTTCGATAGTCCACAGGCGCAAAATCTGATTATCTGTGTGTATAAAAATTTTGACAGACTGGACACGACTCGCTATAATGATAACGAGTTAGAAAAAATCTTGACATAAGGGAGGTAAAAATTGGCTAGAACCAAGGTTGACATTTTCCGAACAAGAGTGTATGCCGTTCTTAAGGGCATGGAGCTTGTTGACGGTGATTTTATGGAAGCCGAGCATGTTATCGACGGGCGTTTGAAGGATGCTCGTGCGTATTCGATTCGTGCGAAAAAACTGTTTCCTAATTTCATTCCACGGTCTATTAATATTTTTTCGCAAAAGGTTTCCATGAATGAGGAGACTTTTTACAAGTACGCTACTTTTGAGGAACCTCAGAAATGGAACCCCGAAGAACATACAAACAAACGACACGCCGACATTGAAAATAATGACGGCATGTGATATAAAATATTTTAGGCATAAGCCTGAAAACAAAAACAATAACCATAAGGGAAGGTAAAATATCATGGAAAACACCAACACCGCACTTGTCGCATTCAGTACCGAAAGCACCGAACTCGGCACCGTCCAGCACTTCATCGACACCTCCACCCGTGAAGGTAAAATCAAGCTCTATAGCGCATTGCAGAACGCCGAAAAGCTGGACGAACATTTGAATGAAACCTTGAACATGGTGAATGCCGTCGCACAGGCCGTGCAGGTCACGGACGACCAGACGGGCGAAATCTCCAATACCGTGCGCGTTATCATCGTGACCGATGACAACAAGGCGTACGCGGCCACCTCCCCCACGTTGGCGGCAGGATTGAATACCATGTTCGGGATCTTCGGAACCCCGAACACTTGGGAAGCTCCACTGTCCATCAAGGTAGTGGAACGCCGCTCCCGTCGCGGCTTCAAGTTTTTCAGCATTGAGCCGGTGGACGGTCAGGAAACCAAGTGAACTCGCTATAATCGTTAAGTAGCGTTCACTATTGAGAGCACCCACTTTGGGTGCTCTCTCGCCATCTTAAAGGGGTGCGCACTATGTCCCGCAGTCGCAAACAAAAACATGTCAAGGCACGTCAAGCCGCACAGGCACGCGCCGCGCGTAACATCAAACAGCTCGGCAGTTACTCCCATTCAAATCTCGCCAAAACCGCAGACCAACAGTTAGTCAACATTGCTAAAACCTTAGGCAGGGAGTGGGAGCGGCAGAAGCAACAGGCTGTTGCGGAAGCGAAAGCAACCCCCTATCATGCTACCGCCGTGGAAAAGCCGACGAAAAAAGACTATATGTTCGCTCAGCGTACGCCCATATCGGACGCGCAGATCGAAGCGGAACCCGCAGCAAAACGGCGCAAACTCCTTAGGCAACAGCAACGGAAAATCAATGCGGCACGCAGGAAGATCAATGAATGGAACAAGTCTCAGGCCATGCCCGTAAAAAGCGTATACGATCAGCGCGTGGCAGAACTTGAAGGCAGTACGGGCGAGGGGTTCGGACGCACTCAAATCATCCCGTCAAAGCTCACCGACTTTCTGCAAATGACTAATGTTCTGAGCGATGAGGCATTCGTTCGCTCTCAATTGGAGAGCGGACACCGTGACGAATTGCGTGAGCAGATGCACGATGTGGCCGAAATACTAGGGTTGCGCACCGAACAGAAACGCAAACCGTCCAAAAAGTCGAGAACGGGCAAACAGGACAAAGATTTGTACGGCGAGCATGATTGGCCGTCCTATATGTCGCGCGGACGCTATGAAGTGTTCGAGAAAATCTTGGCTACCACGCTCGGCTCGAAACGCCTGAAGCGGTTCCGCCAACTCTCAGCCACGCAAAAGAGGGCTTTTATCGAGCAAACGGATGCGCCGCGTATCGTGTTTGACTGGACGGTATATGACCCCGTTCGACACGGTTTTACTTCAGTATTCAGGGATGACGGCGAGGGCTATCAGCGTTCGCGCAGGCAGTTTGACCGATGGATGGTAGAAGCTAGCGCACTGGAAAAGTAGCGGTCGGCAATCAAGGGAAGTTATACTATGGTAGTGCAGGATAATAGGGTGGGATTATGGTGTGCGGATAACGTCATACGATTCACGGACGGCACTGTCTTACGTGACATTGCCGACCCTAGTCGTCTGCTGTCGTCCATCATGACGGGCGGCAAATTCACCATCTATGTGACTGACCCCGACCTGTTAGACCCGTTCGTGGCGCATGTCGTACACGCATTGCCTCACAATGAGCATAATGCTAATCTGAGCTGGGACGCGATTATCTCGAAAAAGGGTAAATTTTTCAGCTTCACCGCGAGGATTGATCGTAATAATTCCGCACGATTTTTCGACATTTCCAATCTCTTGCGGGAAAACTGCCGTCTCACCATGCCCGATGCCCAGCTACTCAATATTCTGCGCGAGTACGATAATCGCAACTTGTGCAAGATCACGGCAGGCGGCGCGAGCATGGAAGCTTTTGCGGCTGGTGAGTGGAAGTGGTATTACGACAAATTCCCCCAACTTGAAGATGAAACTAAAAAGTCACTGCATGACGCCTACATCGGCGGATTTATGATCGCCAAAGAAGGCATGTACGGTAAGGCTATCGACGTTGACTGCAATAGCATGTATCCAAGTATTTTGCGGGATGAATGGCTCCCATGGGGAACACCCGAGCAGTATGAAGGCAAATACGAAGAAGATAGCGACATGCCACTGCACTGTGACGAACTCACGTTTCGCGCGGACCTCAAACCAAACGGATACCCCTTTTTATTGGACAATCGCAGTGTCTACGGACTTAATAGGCTCACTTCCACCCGTGGCTACATCACCCGTATATTGACTGACATAGATCAACAGCTTTTATACGAGAATTATGACGTGAGCGTGTACAAGCGTGTAAGGGGGTGGAAGTTCCGCCGCTCCAAAGGCTTTTTTCGCTCGTTCGTGGATGAATGGGGGGAATTGAAGCAGAAGGCGACGGGCGAGAAGCGACAAATGGCGAAACTGATCATGAACGCTCTCGTGGGGAAGATGGCGAGTCTGCCCAAAGGTTCCGTCATGCTCCCCACGTCTAAAGATGGTATCACCCTCGATTGGGATATTGCGCAACGTGAAAAGTCGAATTTGAAAACCGACTTTTTGCCCGTGCCTGTGTGGGTCAACGCCTACGCAAGAAAAAAGCTTATGACCGTCTGCCATGCGAACGCTGATAGATTATTGTATGCAAATACGGATGGGTGCATCCTATCAGGCTGGGAACCGGTACGATCATGCGAGATCCATTCGACCGAACTGGGTAAGTGGAAGATCGCCGCCCGATACGAAAAATTGACCATACTCGGTATGAACCGGTATCAAGGCTGGAGAGCAGACGGGGAGGTTGACGTATGCATGGCTGGAAACATGTTTTCGCAGCCCATCCCCTACGAAGAGTTCCAGCATGGCGTGCAAGTCATGGATGATTACGGGACAATGGTCATGCTATAATGCCTATTGTCTTCTGAGCGTCGATTTTCGACTGGGAATAACACGTGATCGGACTGCCACGGCTGAGAATGCCGCCGACCGTGAACATCATTATCGTGGCGGTAGTGCCCTACGATCTTCAACTCGCGCTCACATAAGACAGTTTCGACCCCGCGTGATTGCGGGGTCATTTATTTTCTCCCGACGCATGATATAATTTTGATGGAAACATTACCAATATGAAGGGAGCTTTTGTATGGCAGACCCAAACAATGACGGCGAGGAAAACACTACCCCACCGCCAACCGAAGAAGAACAGCAGACCGAAACCGTGGATGATGAAGTCAAACCGAAGGAGCGGGAACCGGAACCGAATCAGGAGCCGGACGTTTCCGCACGACTCGACTCCATCGAAAAGGAATTGGCCACCCTCAAGTCCATGATGGACATGCTCGGCTACAATGACCCCACCCCGTCTGACAATGACGGTGACGGTGACGAAACGCAAGGGTCCATCGAAGACCTGTTTGACTAAAATAGTTAGGAGATAATATATAATGTCTAATATTCGACCGTTAGCCGGTAGGGGTGACGTTGAGATCTTCAACGCAGTCCGAAACGCAACCAGCCCCCAGTTCCAGACCCGTATTCCGAGCGCAACGCAGGGCAATATTCGCAACGCGGTGGATACCATGCGCAACTTCCCTTATCTGCGTGACGAATTCACCGGTGTTCTCATCCAGCGTTTGATCGGACTCTATATCCAGCACGCCGACTGGGATGACCCGTTGAAGCTCATCGGCTCCCCCCGCACGCTCAAGCGGTATGGCTCCACGTATGAGCAGGCAGCTGTTGGCTTGGTCAAGGCTCGCACACGCAATTTTAACAAAGAATATTTGGGTGATGATGTGTATGGCCGTTACTCGCTCCCCACCACGTCCGTATTCCATCCCCTTACTTTCGACCACTACTATCCGGTCACCATTCCTGAAGATGCGCTGTTGACCGCGTTCGATGGCGAGTCCGGCATGTCGGATTATATTGCTGAGATTATGAACGCCCCTATCCTCTCGGATAGGAACGATATATATTTGATGAAGACGCAGTGCTTCGCAGAGTACGCACGTAAGGGCGGCTTCTACCGCGTCCACACCCCCGACGTTGGCAAGGCGAATTCCACGGAAGCGGACGCAAAGGGATTGCTGCGACTTATTCAGCAGGTGGCGAACGAGCTGAAGGCGTCTCCAATGTCGGCCATGCCGCGATATAACGCCATGTCTTGGGTGACTCCATGGCGCGATTCGGAAGCCATTCTGTTCGCTACCCCGCAGGTTATCGCCGCGTTGAACGTGGAAGCATTGGCCGCCGCTTTTAATATTGATAAGGTTAATGTCCCGTACCGCATCATTCCTATCCCGGAAGACATGTTCGGCATCGGCGGACAGGGCGGCAAGGTTCAGGCCGTCCTGACCACCGAAGACTTCTTCTTCTGCTGGGATGAAATGTTGGAGACCGCCAATTCCCCCGTGAACCCGATTGACGGCACCCGCAACATCTTCTACAAGCATAGGGGGTCTATTACCCCTAATCCGTTTGCTAACGCCGTCCTGTTTTGGACGGGAGAAGGTTCCGCTGAGTCCGTGACATTGCCGGATACGCTCACCACCTCGAATCCGGAATTTACCCTGCGCGTTATGAAGTACGGTCAGCCATCTATTACCCCTGAAAATGTGTCTCGTGGCGACTTGGTACAGGTGGTGTCCACTATCTCCAGCGCCAATAAGGATGAGGCAACCTTCCAGCCGGTCGGCATTGAATACAAGGTCGAAGGCGCAACCTCGCAGTTTACCAGCATTGATAATGACGGTATTCTGCGTTGCGGTTTGGACGAAACCGCCGAAACGCTTAAGGTTACCGCCCAGGCCACCTACATCAATCCGGCCACGCCTGAGATCGATCAGACGGTTTCCGCCGCACTGACCGTGCCAGTGGTGGGCGAATGGCTGGGAGGTTGGAAGACTGGAGCCATTGAATCAATTGAGATTCAGGGTGAAAAGACGGTCAAGATCAACGACCATACCGCGCTCAAGGCTATTGCCACCAAGACTGACGGCAATAAGACGGACGTGACCAATCTCGCCATGTGGTCGGTAGACCAGCACGCAACCATCACCATCACTCCAAATGGCGTACTGACTGGAACCGGCGCAGGTACCGCCAACGTCACCGCAAAGTTTGCTGGGGAAACTGGCGTTGCACGGATTACCGTTTCGGTCTGATATTAGTCAATAGCCGGTAAAATAGGTGTGGATAGACTTTTATCCACACCTATTATTTTAGGAGGACTTTATGAGCGCAAACGATCTGTCCATCAATTTCAGCTATGCAAAATGGACACCAAACACCAGATTCAAGCTCTGTAACGTGCCGTGGGACATGGGCTACAGGGATATAGTCAAATGGGACAGGCAGGCCCAGCAAGAGTATTTCAACCGACTGCAAGGCATCGAGTTCACGAATTGCACCATGAGCAAATACGGGTTGCCGGTACGGCTACCGGTTCCGTTCGCGCAAGCGTCACAATACAATTATCTGATCGCTACGAACGATTACGATTTCGACACCCCCCGTAGTTGGTATTATTTCATCCAGGCATGCGACTACGTAAACGCCAACACAACACAGTTGAATCTCCAGTTGGATGCATGGCAGTCTTTCCAGCATGATATCCAGCTCGGTAACGCCTACGTCGAACGAGGGCATGTGGGGGTTGCGAACGAAAACGCATGGAAAGACTGGGGTAAAACCTACCTCGATCTGCCCGAAGGACTCGACACCGGCAAATGCACCGTACTCACCAACGAATCATGGAAGCCGTTAATGGGCGTAGTGGACGGTCATAACCTTAAATTCGGCGTCATCATACTCTCCACCACCTCCCTATCCGTGGATTCCGGCACCAAAGACAACCCAACCATCCAGTCAGCTAGTGGCAGCTTTTTCGAATCACAGGCAAATGGAACGGAAATTTACTACCTCGACAACCCACTAGACATTGGCAGGTTTTTCGACGGTGGAGCAACCTCACCATGGGTAACACAGGGCATTTGCGGAATTTTCGCGGTACCGCCACTGCCTGACAAGCTTACCCGCTGGGGTGCGAAAGTCACGAAACTTTTCGGCAAGGACACGAATTTTATCGGCGATTGCTGGAAAATGGGAGCAAGCGCAACAGACAGTTCGGACAGGTACGATGATATTATCAACATCAAAGATTTTCGTACCATGTTCCAACTCCCCGAACGCTACCGGTACCTGAAAAAGTTTCTTACCTCCCCTTACGCCTATGTCGAATGCTCGTGCCTGAACGGGACCGTAATCACGTATGAGCCTGAGCAGATCCCCTCCGCTGATCTGATCATCCGTGAATCATGGAATTACGCGCCGCCGTCGCCCCGCCTGAACTTTTATGCACGAGGCTATCATGCAGGAAGTCTTGGAGATCATCAGCCATTGCCAAACGGGCTCGGTTTGCCTATCGATACGGGTGAAATGCTCAACGCGTCCTTTGGTATCACCAATTTTCCAACGTTCATGGCCGTCAACAACGGATCCGCCTTGGCGCTTGCGAACAGCGCCTACACACGCCAATACGCGCAGCAAAGCGCGGATTGGGGGTATCAGAAAACCCAGATGGGCATCAACAATGCTTACGCTCAGGCGCAGCTCGGCACCCAATACGCAAGTCAGCAAAACCGGCTCGGCACGTCCAACCGGAACGCCATGAACACGATCAGCAACCAGAGTGCGCAGATGGGCACCGATCTGACGTTGAAGAATCTTGGATTCAACAATCAAATGGCACAGCTTAATACGATCGGGTCGGGTGTGGCAAACGCGGTCGGTTCCGCCGTCACCGGCAATATAGGAGGTGTGGCCGGTGCCATAGCGGGCACCGCGATAGGCGCATGGACGAACCAGCAAACCTACAATAATAACGTCTCAACCGCCAATCAGCAGCTTGCGAACACGCAAACCACCAACAACGCCAGCACCTCACAGGCCAACGCCTACAGCCTCGCGCAAACCAATCTGTCCAACCAGCAGACCATGCAGTTTGCCGATATGAACAAACAGCTTGCGCAGGCGACGGCACAGGGGGATTACGAGAACACGATCGCCGGTATCAACGCGCAGGTACAGCAGACCCAGACCGTACCGCCCACCACGTCCGGCGCCTTGGGCGGTGACGCTTTCAACCTTGCAAACGGATTGATCGGTGTCATGGTCCGTTTCCGCCAGATTCCACCGGCCGCCATGCAATCCATCGGGGAAGTATGGCTAAGGTACGGCTACTATGTGCAACGGTTCATGAAACTTCCTGAAAATCTTATGGCAATGAGCAATTTTACCTATTGGAAACTGCATGAATTGTATGTGCGTAGTTCGACGTGCCCAGAAGAATACCGTCTGACCGTCAAGGGCATTTTTGAAAGTGGCGTGACCGTGTGGACTGACCCCGATAAGATCGGCGTCACCGATTACGCGGACAATGTGCCACTAGCCGGTATCGCATACTAAAGGGTATAATGGAGAGAGCATATTAAACTCTCTCCATTATTATTTTTTTAGGACGGTGACCATGGGTAAACGCAACAACGCGCGCAAGGCCGCGCACTGGGATAATCAGAGCGTGCTCGGCAGCATGTGGGGCAATTTGAATCTGCCTGAAATGCGGCAGAGTCTCCGAATCAACCAGTATATGAAATTGATCGAAATGTTGGCGGTAAGCCGATTCAAGTGGATTAACCTACCACCATATATTGATGAAAGATATTTGGAATTGACTTTGTTTGAAAACGGTCTAGCTCTCTTTTTCCCAGACAAGCGCAAGGGCGTGAACCGGTTTATGGTCACGTCAGGCAATATCGGTGGGGTAAACAATTATAACAACCCGACATCATTTCAGCCCGTGGCTACCAGCTATTCACACCCGCAGATCGGAAGCAAGGAATGCGTACCCATTTGGGACAACCAATTACGGTGCACTATGATCGATGTCATGTGGAATTATGCTATGCGATTGGCTATCGCAGACCGCGCGTTGGACGTGAATTTGGACAATATCAGTGTACCGTTGATTATCGCCACGTCCGAAACCAACAAGCTCACCGCGCAAAATTTGATGAAGGCTCGTGAGGACGGCGATCCCTATATTTACGCCTACGACTCGGCGGACATTACAGGCATGTTTCAAACATTCCCCAACGTCACCCCTTTTCTTGCTGACAAGATCATCACCACGAAAACCCAGATATGGAACGAACTCGTAAACTACTTGGGTATCGACAACAGCACCACCGAGAAGAAGGAGCGGTTGCTTGAATCGGAAGTGACGGCAGGAAACTCACGTACAAACGTGTTCCGCCTGAGCTACCTGAAATCCCGTCAACAGGCGTGCGATACGATCAACCGATTGTGGCCGCAAATGGCCGACTCTGGATATCCCATCGGCATCGAATGGAACGACACCACGTCCGGTGGCTTGCTAGACGTGGAAGGCAACAAGGAAGAAGACGAACGATGACACAGGATCTGAGCATGTATGCGATCAAGGACAGTATGTCGGATTACACGTTGACTTTGGGTAATCTTATCGACCGTGGTTTCAATACGGATGAAAAACTACACTTGAGCGCTCAATATTATCCGATTTTCGACGAAAACTATAGGGCGAAATTGAACGATAAAATCGTGGCACACTACGCACTGCGCGAAATCGGTTCGGAAACGCCGCAAATGTTCATATTTTATTTGGGACGTACCATGCGCGAACAAATGGACTATTACAATCAGCTCTATTTGTCTGCGCAACGCAAGTTCGACCCGTTCATAACATCCGACATCCGACAGGAAATGGACTCAACCAGCACCAACGAGTCCAGTGGAAAATCTTCGGGCACGCAGTCGAACGAATCCACGGCAACCAGTACGTCCGACACTACCGCCGACAATTCGTCCATGACGTTCAACAGCGAGTTTCCGCAGACCCGTATAAACGATTTCAAGCAGTTCGCCACCAGCGCATCGCAGACGGATTCATTGGGCAACACACATACGGCAACCCAGCAGGACAGTACGGCCACCGCAACCAGCACCAGCAACACGGATTACGCACACTCCTCGGACAGGGGAAACAGCACGTCGCACACGCTCGGCACCAGCGGTTCACAATCCCAACTGTTGCTGGACTGGCGTAGTACCATGCTTAACATTGACATGATGGTAATCAACTCTTTGGAAGACTTGTTTATGGGCATGTGGGGCAGTGGGGATAATATGACCAACGTCCCACAATTGCATTCCACGTCACTTGCCTACAATCTCGGCCACTAGAGTATACTTGACTTGATACAGATTGGAGGATATATGGACGGAATCAACATGTGCGCCGCCCCCTTGGATATCGACCCGCGACAACGGTATTTCACGACGGTTCAGCCGTTTTCGTACCGCGATACCTTGACCGTATTGGGGTATGTGCAGGAGGTGGCCGAACATCTCGACCAGCTCAGAGAACAGCTTGACAATCTCGCCAAAGACGAAAACGCCGACATCGAGGCCATAAATAAAGTTCTCTCCGAGATCGCTGCGTGGCAGGCCTCAGTCGATACCGCACTGGATGATCTCGCGAAAAAGGTAGACCAGTATCAAACATCATCGCTCACCTATAATCCGACAACAGGACAATACGAGGACTCCAAAAACACCGATCGTGACATGTACCGCGAATTGGCCGTATTCGGAGCACGGGTAGACCAGATGGCAACCATGACCACCGAACGGGCTGCACAATACGATTGCATCACATGGGCAGTTTTAGGTAACCATGATATTTTCGGCAACAAAGAACCGAGGGTAACCCCCCGAGAAAGGGCGATACAGCAATGACCAACGTCCAATACAATATGACACAACACCTGGCATTACCGCTCTATACGAACGATACGCCAATGGACTTGCGAGATGGCTATAATAATTCCATGCGTATCTTGGATCAGAAAATTCACCAGCTCGAAATTCTTATCAGAGAATCTAAGGAAGTGGGCTGATGGGAACCGTCTACGAAAAGTTATCATTCCTTAATTATACGCTAAACAGTAAAAGAAAAGGATAATATATGTCAACCGTATACTCCAAAACTGACAATTACGGCTTGAGTCTGTATGGCGACAATGACCCAGCCGACCTGCGCGACGGCTATAACGGCTCCATGCGCACCATTGACTCCACACTCGGAACGCACCTGAATCGCATCGAGGTCGTGGAAGCGCGTGAAACCCATGACGAAGCGGTCATGAAGGCGCTGCTTGTGGATAACACGGTGGATAATGCCACCGCTGCGAAAACCAAATGGGATAAAGCGGCTACGGACGTGACCGCCGCAGCAATCAAGGCCGACAACAATAGCGCCATCCTTACCGCGCTCGGCGCGGACACCACCGCTCACGCCACCGCCAATAAGACGAAATGGGATAAAGCGGGGACGAACGCTATCGAAGCGCTGGCAGACGCCGCCACCGCCACTGGAAAAGCCAATTCCAACACGGCGATTCTCACCGCGCTAGGCGCGGACACCACCGGCCATGCCACCGCCAACAAGGCCAAGTGGGATAAAGCAAGTACGGATGCTGTCAGCGCTAACGACGCTATCGCCCGAATCCTCAAGTCGCTCTCACAGACCAACGGCCACTTGGTTACGTTCGGTGACTCGTACGGGACTAACGCGGATAAGACGCGCGAATGGCCGACCGTACTCAATATCCGACTGGGCGAAAATAGCGTACTGCACAATTACTGTATCGCAGGAGCTGGCTACACCGCACCCAACGCCACATTCCAGTCCGAGCTTAACAACGCAAAAGCGGACACCAGCTATGACCATGATGAAGTCGGCTTAGTGGTGATCGCAGGAAGCCGCAACACCAACGATGGGTATTCGGGCACGTTGCATACCGCCGCGGTAAGCCTATACGAGGGGGTGAAACGCGAGTTCCCGAACGCTCGAATCATTGTAGTACCCATGATATGGGACTGGACGCCAGTATCAAATTATTGGCGGTACAATTCCGCAAGCTGTATTTCCGCAGCCCGTGAAGTCGGCGTGGAAGCGGTGCCATGGGCCTGGACATGGAATTTGGGAAACAACACGTATTTCCCGACCGGCGATATCCACCCGAATGCGGACGGTACCAACGTGATCGTGTCCTACATGCTTGATTACATCAATCATAACTACACGGGACGTACGGAATCATATTCGTGGCGCGACTCAACCAACACTCTCGCACTATTCACCGTCAACGCTTCAGGAGGGCTTATCACGTTCGGGTGGCATCTTGCCGGCAACGTCACCGCCGCTAATTTCGTGGACATTAAAAACGCATTGCCGAAATGGGCGGAACGCAACGAAGATTCCACCAACGAACCGGACGCATGGGCGCTCATGTCCTCCAACGGCGCGAACGACGCCACCTTGTTCAAGGTGTCGGGATCTAATGATCATGTGAGTGGCAAGTTCGGCATCCACCCGTATACCACTACGGGCTCTCATGGTTCGCCGAACGGGTTGATGGGTGGCGGTTTTACCGTCGCATGGTAATCTCCATGCTGCCTTAACGATAGCCATATCGCCTATAATGGTGATATGGCTATTACTTTTACCCAATGGATTGATCAGACTAAAAACCGTTTTTGGGATATGGATGGCGCGTACGGGGCGCAATGTTGGGACTTATGGGCTAAATATAGCATGGATATGTACGGTATGTCCATACAGGATTGCATTACCCCTACCGGCTATGCAGGTGGCTTATATACCGCATATCCCGTTTCGGCACGGTGCGAGCAAGTGTACGAACGCATCCCAGCGGACGGGTATTCGCCGGTGGCTGGTGACGTGGCAATATGGGGATACGGCACCTATACTCCCTACACTCATGTGGCGATAGTCGCGGCAAATGGTACGAAAGACGGGCAGATCTACGTTATCACCCAGAACCCGGACGCCAGCTCGTTGAAATGGTTTCCCGCCGCCGGACTCTTAGGTTATCTGCACCCCCGTATCATGCCTAAGCCGGATGTCAATAATCCGACCGGTGACAACAATCAGGGACGCCCCGACACGGCGCGGGGCGGCGCGTGGATACACTGGCAGGGCGACAATCTATACTTACACGAAACTGACAACAGCGGGGCGCGTACGCGCGTTTTCTATAAGACTACGGCCAATAATTTTTCGGAAAAAGCGTCACAAAGTCAACCGTCCGACTCGCAAGGACAAGGGCACCCAAGCAGTTCGGTGAGCGCGGAAAACTCTTACGCCTTATATGTGATCGGCACGGTGGAAGCGGGTCTGAGGTGGGATGCGGTGGAAGCCGCCAATCTGCAAGGTATCGGCATTGCTCAATGGAGTTTCGGACGCCGATTGCAAGTATTGAATGCCATGAAGACTGCAGACCCAACCGGCTATGCGGCATTCAAAACCGCCGCGCCGCAGATCGCCGCATTAATGGAGAGCGGGGGAGATTTCACACGAAACCTCACGCAAGCGGAAGCTAGCGCGTTCCAAACATGGGCGCGGCGTAGCGAGTCGCATGAGGGGCAGCGCAAACAGTTTGCCGAAGACTATGCCGGATATCCGCAGGAATATGAAGACAATAAAATGCAGATCTTGTGGGTGACGGCATATCACCAATCACCCGCGAACGCCCTGAAAGTGCCTAAAGCGTCTAACCTCGCCCAGCTCAAGACTAATATTTTGAATACGTATCCATTCCAGCCGTACTCGAATCGCTATAATCAGGCATATTCACTGCTGAGCGTGTGGGATGGAAAATCGAATCCGCCCGCATTCTAAACATGTGATATAATAAGAAATGTCGGCATGTGATGACTTCCCTTGAGCCGACTAGTACCACAGGCAAATGGGGAGTATGACGGTGGTCATGACGTCATACTCCCCATTATTCATAATGGAGGTGAGCATATATGGCATTGCAGACATTAGCCGAAGATGATTACTATGATCTGCATAATCTGCTCACCCGAAACGCCCCATGGAATTTCATTATCGGCGCACGAGGACTCGGCAAAACGTTCGCCGCCAAACGATACGGCATCAAAGAATACATCAAGCACGGTCACGAGTTCATTTATCTTAGGCGTACGGACGTGGAACAACGCCGCAAGGAAACCTTCTTCAAAGACATTCAAGAGTTCTTCCCCTCGTACGAATTTCGTGTGAATGGTGAAAAAGGACAAGTGCATAAGGCGTCATGGGATGAAAAGGACTGGCGCACATGCTGTTATTTCGTCGCATTGTCACAGGCGGGCGGGCTGAAATCAGTGGCCTACCCTAAAGTGCACTTGATTATCTTCGACGAAATTTTCCCCGATAACCTACGTTTTTTAAGCAATGAGGTAAATTCATTCTCGGAATTTTACAACACGGTTGACCGTTGGCAGGATAGAACAAAAGTGCTATTTTTATCTAACGCGGTGCAAAAAGCTAATCCATATTTTACGAAATACCGGCTTGATATTGGCGCACAGCAATCCAATCAACAGCAATACAAACTCTACTGCGGTGGATTCGTATGTCTCGAATTGGCTGACTATGGCGGATTCTCAGCCAAAGTCGCACAATCAAAGTTCGGCAGATTCCTTGAACAGTATGACGGCGACTATGCGGATTATGCGATCAGAAACAAGTTCCGAGATGAATCGGACACGTTGCTAGCTCCCATACCAAGTGACGGCGAGCTCTCATATATTTTGGACACTACCGATTACGCTCGATTTGGTATATGGGTAAGTGTGTCCGAACGTGATGGACATGTTTCACAATATGTTTCACGACGTATCCCTAAAGACAATACTAGACCCGTCTACACGTTAGACCCCAATCATGTTGACGAAAAAACATGGTATGTCAAAAAATCAGATGATATCATAAGACGACTCACCACCGGCTACCGACTAGGTAAAATAAGGTTTGATAACTCACAGGTCAAGGCCGATTTTGGACTGATCATAGGTGAACTGTTAGGAAAATAAGGAGAATAATACATGACAATGACAGCAACCGACGTATGGTGCGTGTTCGCGGTAGTCTTTTTTATCATTGTGGACTACGTGACCGGCATTGCAAAAGCCATTTTAAATGATACGCTCAGCTCCCAGAAAATGCGACAAGGATTATGGCATAAGTTCGCCTACCTTATGCTCACCCTAGTCGCCTATTTTATGGACATGATCAACCTACACATAGATCTCGGATTGCCGGTCAGCGTATTCGTATGCACCGTAGGCGGCATTAGCCTGATCGAACTCACCTCGATCCTTGAAAACATTACCGCCATCAACCCCGAACTAGCAGACGCACCCTTCATGAGCGTGTTCGCACAAACCAATACCCCCAAACACAAGAAGGAAAACTAACATGAACATCTCTGAATGGATGAACTCAGTAAACGGCAAAACCATTAACGTAGACGAAGCATATGGAGGACAATGCTGGGACCTATGGAGTTCCTACGCGCAATACGTATACGGCATCCCAGCCGCCGACACCAACACCGTAGACGGATACGCCGCAAGCGTCTATACTACGCGATATGACCGCTCCCGCGCCCTACAGGACACATTCAGCCGAGAGGGCGCCGACCATACGCCGGTTTACGGTGACGTGGCATTTTGGAACGGCGCAGGCATGAACCATGTCGCCATTGTCATACAAGACAACGGCAACGGCACACTCAACACCATGTCACAAAATCCGAACAAGGCAGGATACGTGACAATCAGCAAAAACGGCATTATCGGCTACTTCCACCCGCGCTCAGCGAGCGCACCAGCGCCAGCACCAGCACCGGCAAACAATAACGTGACCATCGTTCCACGCACCTACAAAGTCAACGTTGACGTACTCAACGTACGCTCTGCACCCTCAGTCAATGCAGAAGTAGTAGCCCAATATCACTACGGACAGACAGTCAACCTATCCGAAGGCGGTGTGATCGCAGACGGATACATTTGGGCACACTACACAGGCGGCTCAGGCGCAACACGATACGTAGCACTCGCACCCGCCGACAAATCAATGTGGTATCTCGTATTTGCCTGAGTTGACGGCATAAGAAAGCCCCTAGGTTAGAACCTAGGGGCTTTAATTATTTATCAGTCGCCATCATCAATCGAAACAGTATATTTACGGCACGGCCGACCTTTCTTGGAATAACCTTTTTTAACCATCTCAATATTGTAATCATTGCTCAAAAGAACCTCTACAATACCCTCAAGCGCCCCGCGAAACGAAAGGGTAGAATCATCCTCCAACCCGTTGTCGGAAATAAAACCACGCCAAACATCGCCGATAATCACCTTATACCGATTGTTTTTCTCGAACTCGATAACATATGCAGTAAGATTTAGCATTTTTTTCCTTTCCCTTGAAGTTGATAACTACATAATAACACAAACAAACAAACGACACGCCCGAAAACAAACGACACGCCCGAAATAAAAAAAGTTGACAAATTGGGCTAAAAAAAATATAA